TCTCAAATTTTCATACTGAGGGTCTTCCTCAAAAACCACTGCAATTTGTACACTCGGTAAAAATTCACTATTGTAAACAAATGGTTCTGAGTTTTGCATTATGATAATAATTTATAGTATTCATTAAAATGTTTGATACGGTCATTCAGCCCTATAGTACCACCATTAACTCTTTTTGTTACTGCGGTTACAGTGGCGTCATCAGCACCTTTATCACAAATAGACCATAACTTATTTGTGTCAAAAAAGAAAGCCGCAGAAGCCAAAGGGTATTTGGTTGCAACTAAATCAGGATTACTTACAGTATCTTCACCAATGAACTTTGCAAAGTTAGTATAATTTTGTTTTCCGGTTAATTGGATATAACCTCTTCCACGAAATTTAAAACCTTCTTTTGTTGTTTCATCACCATTACCCATTCTACTACCATATACTTTGGATGCAATTTTTTCAGGGTTTCTTGCGTATGACTCAGCAATATTACCAGGGAAATACTTAGGGAAGATTTTTTTCAATCCGTCCGCAGAATAGTTTAAGTTTTCAGACACAGCTTTAAAGTTAACTGATTCGTGACTACATTGTGCCAAGAAATGAGCCAATCGTAAATTAGTTGTGATATTAAACTTTGCCGCAGTTTCAGGGATTTGAGCAATAACTGAATCTGGAATATGACCTTTTAGTTTATCAATCTTTAAACCACCTACTGATGAAACATTAACAACAGTTGGGATTATAATTTTATCTTCTTTAATAGTTTCTACTCCAAACATTTTACCCCATGTTCCATCACCGACAATACCGTCAGAGTCCAAACCATTTTCTGATTGCCATTTTTTAACTGCAGCGGCAGTACCTGCACCAAAGATACCATCGGCACTAAGATTTAACTTTGATTGGAGTTTTTTTACGTCTTCTCCTTTAGACCCAATTTTTAGTAACATACTTTTAAGTGTTTATTTATTTAGATTTATTTAATATTATCTTTTCTCTCTTCTTGAGTTGCGTATTTAATTCCCATAATTGTACCGACTATTGAAAATGCATTTGTTAGTAAAACACTAAACATGTTACTCCAAGTTGAACCAATTATTTGAGTGTCTTTATTTGAAAGAATTGCAAATGAATACATTGTAGTGGTTATAATTCCAACACTAAGAATGACGCCCAATGCGGATTTAACAATAGTCCCAATTAACTCATTTTGACTTTTTTTGAGAGTTGAGTCCAAATCATTTAATGCGGTGTTTCTTTCTATTTCAATCGCATCTTTGAGTTTTTTTGAATTGTCTAACTCTACTTGTAAATTATTTGATAATAAATCAATTTCTTTTTTATTATTCACGGATTCGGTAACGTCAGTTGCAATTTTTATTACATTTATAACATTCCCTTTATTATCAAAGACCGGATTGTAGGTTGATTGTAAATAAACAGTGGAACCGTCCACTTTTTTTCTCTCAAATATCCCTTCTAAAATTTTACCACTATTTAAATTTTCCCAAAATTTACGATATTCGTCAGTTTTTGAATACTCATAACTTACAAAAATACTGTGGTGTTTCCCAACTACTTGTTTTTTTTCACTGGATTTATAACCCATTGTTTCAAGGAATATTTCATTTACATCCAAAATAATCCCATTCATATCAAAAGTGATTGTTGCGGTACTTCGGTTAATTGCATCTATTTGTTTTTTACTATTTATAATCGTAGTGATGTCAGTTGCAACTTTCATTATTTTGGTTATCTTACCATTTTCATCAAAAATAGGATTATATGTTGCTTGCAAGTTTATAATACTCCCATCTATTCTTCTTCTCTCAAATTCTCCTTGATAATATTTACCACTTCTTAATATATCCCAAAACTTTTCATACTCTGATGACTTGGCATAATCTTCACACACAAAAATACTATGATGTTTACCAATAATCTCTTCAACTACACCATATCCCATTGATTGTAAAAAGATAGAGTTAACACCTAAAATTATTCCGTTGAGGTCAAAATAGATAATTGCATTACTTCTATTTATTGCCTCCATTCTGCTCAATAGTTCTTCCTTTGATAGATTTTTCATTTTTATTTATTTTTTTTTATTAATGGCCTTTATTAAATCTAAGAAGTTAGAAAAACTATTTAGATGGTGCCTTGGTTCAAATAAATATTCTGAAAAGATTAAATTGTTAGATATTTACAATTAAAGTAGGAACAATAATGAAATTATTAAGTGAAATAGAGAGAATCCAATCCGTTATGGGAATTATTACCGAAACGGATAAAGAAAGTAATAAACAAATGAATATCAACTTACGTAAAACGGTTGATATTTTGAAATATTTGAAATTATACAACAAAACTATTGAGAATATGTTAATGGAAATTAGCGTATTAGCAAAAGAACAAGTTATTGATTTTGGTTTATTAGAAAGAGGGTTAAGAAAAATCTTACTTAAAAAGGGCGACAAAAAGAAAAACGCTCAAGATTATTTGGGTAAAATTGTTAACTCATTAAAATATAGAGAACGCAGTGGATACGGTTCAGAACCTGAAAGTGAGGACTATGAGTTTGAAATTGAGGAACCATCAATTATCCCAAAGAAAGTTTTTAAGAAAGAACTTTATGAAATGCAAGTTGAGTTATTGAAACTTCAAGAATGGTTAAAGAATACAGGTAAAACTGTAATCATTGTTTTTGAAGGTAGAGATTCAGCAGGTAAGGGTTCAACAATTAAAAAGTTTGTTGAAAATTTAAACCCAAGATATTATAATATTATTGCTTTAGGTGTACCTACACCTGAGGATAGGGCCGATTGGTGGGGTAGATATAAAAACCAAATTAAACCTGGTATGATTAATTTATTTGATAGAAGTTGGTACAATAGAGGATTAATTGAACCTGTAATGGGTTATGGTTCTCCTGAAGAATATGAGGACTTTATGGAAAATGTTGAAAACTTTGAAAGTGATTTAGTTAAAGAAGGTGATTACTTATTCAAATTATGGTTTTCAATTGACAAAGACACACAAAAAAGAAGATTTGACATTAGACAACAATCTCCTTTAAAATATTGGAAATATTCACCAAACGATTCTAAAATGCAAGATTTATGGGATAGGTTCACTGAGTTCAAAGAAAAACTATTTGACAAAACATCAACCGTAAATAACCCATGGGTTATTGTTGATGCTGAAGACAAAAGAGTTTCAGGTCTAAACGCTATGAGATATGTTTTACAAAACATACCTTATGAAGGTAAAAATGAACAAGTGTTAGATAAGGATTATCCCGAAGCACTTGCGGTGTTGAAACCTTAATTATCTTCTTTTTTTACAGATACGTCAATTCCAGCGTGGGAAATTGCAACCCAAGTGTCAAGAATTAAAATCACCAAATAAAATTCAATTTCAGATATTGAATGAAGTTCGGGATATCTACTTTCCTGAAATAACCATACTAATATCTTGAATCCAACAAAAATTCGGATTATAATTAAAAAAAGTGCTAAAAGTAGTTTCATAGTGCAAATATAAACTATTTATTTGGAAAGAAAAAAAATATCATGAATTTACGCGAAATTATAAAAGAAGCTTTAGAGACACATCTTGATAAAACTTTGGTGTTGAAAGAAGATGTAGACATTTCTGAATCGTTGAAATATCATATTGATAACGGATTATCATTAACTGATAATGTTTTTAGAGTTTATTCTGAAAGTTATTTTGATTTGGTTAATGAAGTTAGAGAACTTTATAATGAAGGTAAAATTGACCTTAATGAGGAAGACCGATTAATGGTTGAATCAGATTTAGGTAAAAAAGTTAAAATTGGTAATGAATACATTTATTTAGACGCTCCTTATATTTCTGAAGTAGAAACTGAAGAAGATATTTTATCTGAGGCAAAACATCGTGGTAAAAATGTAAAACTTGGCAAACCATTCAGAACACCAGGTGGACCAAAAAAATTCGCAGTTTATGTTAGAAAACCAGGTGGAGGTATTAAAAAAGTTACATTTGGCGACCCAAATTTAAGGGTTAAAAATTCAAATAAAAAAAGAGCAAAATCATTTAGAGCTCGTCACAAATGTTCACAAAAAACAGATAGAACTACTGCAGGATATTGGAGTTGTTCAATTGGACGATATGCGAAACAATTAGGTCTTTCGTCTTCAAACTCTTGGTAATGGATACAAAAAAAATTGAAAGTTATTTACAAACTTTTTTGGACGATGTAATTTCACCTAAAATTAATGATGTGCTAGTTGGTAAAAATGATGAACCAATAACACTTAAAGTGTATAAAGTAAATTACGGAGAATCAAATCCAAATAGAATAAATTTTTTTATTGATATGGACCCAGATTGGTCTAAAGACGACAGTATTACTCATGAAATAAACCATGAAATATCAAACTTTTTCAAAATGTTAAGTATTGATAAAAACTTACACATTTATTGGAATAAAAGACCTCTATTTTAATATGGATTTTCCCTTTGAACAAATCATAGTAGATAATAAAAAAATTAGAACTTTCAGTCCTGATGTTGAGGAAGATGAATTAAAATGGCATCAAGACCTTAACGATAGGAAGGTAACGATAATTAAGTCAGGAGGATGGTTATTTCAAATGGAAAATGAATTGCCAAACAAATTAGAAAATACCAAACAATTATTTATCCCGAAATTAGCTTGGCATAGAGTTATAAAAGGAGAAGAAGAATTAGTTGTTGAAATTGAAGAATTTTAATATAAATTGTCCAAATCAAATTTCTTTACAAATGCAGGAAACGCATCTTTGTAAGATTCTTTTGTTTCGTCAGTTATCTTATTTGTGTATTGCCAATTCCAATAGAAATTATCATTTGGTTTGAATCCGTAAAATGTGTGAACCCTTTTTTGGGTATCCACAACATCCATACCTTTCCAGTTTTGACCACAACAAATAAATCCACTTTGGATATTTTCAACAATATTGGATTCACCCAAAGTTGCGTGTCTATTTTCAATCCAAGTTAATCTTTCAATTAATTTTTGGTAGAACATATTGGCTTGACCCCACCTTACAGAGGTAAAAAATATAACGGCATTGGATTCGAATAACTCTTTGGATATTTTCCAAAGTTCATCGTCTTTTTCGTTCAGACTTGCCCAACATCTATGGTATCCTGTAGGATTCTTCTCTTTGTCTTTAAGTTTGGCTTTCATCACTCCACAAGAGTTACCATCTTTTCTTGAAACATTACCTTCACAAGGTGCAATTTTTAATTCAGGAACATCAATTAAAACTGATTTGTCATTTAGATATTCGTTGATAACCATCCCAAGAATTGTTGACTTGGGTATATCAACATCATTCGGGTCCCAATTATACCTGTTTGAGCATGTTAATAGTAATACCTTATCTAACTTCTGTAGTTCAGATATTGTCTTCTCAAGTTTTCTCAAATTACCAGTAGAGTTGTTCTTTTCGGTAACGTTGTACTTGTCAAATATTTCTTGTAATCTATTATCCATTCAATATAAATACTTTATAAATTATAATAAAAAACCCACCATTGAGGTGGGTTTATATTTTAAGCTCTCATTGTTGGAACATTAGTAATTTCAGGTCTTAATTCTCTAACTTGCGATTCAACATTTTCAGGTCCACCATCCATATCATTTAGTAATTCACGTAATGTATTCATTTCTCTTTGATAATTAGGTGTAGGAGGCTCTGGTTGTTCCATTTCTTGTTCATCAAGTGGAATTGTTTCATCTGGTGCGGAAAATTCAATTCTCATTTTTTCATATCCAGTCA